TACAGCGGGATCCCGATGAACGGCACCAACAACGCAAGCGCAACAGGCCCCCACATCTTGAGGAAGCCGGAGATGTCGTGCCACACTCCCTGGATCTGTCCCCACAGCCACGTGAACGCATGCGCCACGGGATGGAACACGTTGTTGTCGAGGAAGTGGTATGCATCTAGGGCTGCGTTCTTGATGTCGCCCCACACTTGCTTCCAGTGCATGGCAGCGTAAACGATCGCGGCAACCAGAACGGCGATGCCCGCAACGATCCCTAGCGTGGCTGCGTTCTCTGCGATGAACGCTGCCGTTGCGGAAGCTGCCGCGACAGCGTTCGACGCGACCATCGCAGCGTTCGTAGCGAGCCAGACGGCCCCTGCGGCGACCTTCGAAGCGATGAGGGTAGCGAACTGCGCGATCTGCGTTGCGATGCTCGCTGCCTGTTCCGCAGCATACATGGTCCACAGGGCGGCCGTCTCTGCGAAGCTTGCCGCATTCGCAGCAACCCAGGCCACACCCTGCGCAATGAGCTTGGCGAAGCCTGCAACACCCTGTGCGACTGCGATGACCATGCGGGCCGAGAAGACGATCACCGAGGCGGTCAGTACTCCGCCGATGATCCCGGCGAGTGCGATCGCAGCAGAGGTGTGTCTGGAGAACCACCCGACAACGGATGTCACGACGGGAATGAGGTGAGAGCCGATCGTGATGGCGAGGAAGTCCAACTTCTGCTTCGCCTTGTCGACCTCCACGTTGAACAGCTTCGAGGTCGAGGACCACCCCTCGACAGACGTAGCGCTGTCGTGCAGTGACTTGTTCGTCGCCTGCACGCGTGTCGCGAAGCCCGCGGCGCTGTCTCCGGACAACTGGAGCACAGTACTAAGCCCGACCGAACCTCCGGTCATCTGTGCCAGTGCGGCCGAGAACGTCTGCGCGTTGGGACCACCCTGACGGATGATGTCGTTGAACCCGTGCGACCGGTTCGCTAGGCTCGCCATCTGGCGCTCGAGGTTCGCGGCGGGTTGCGGCAACGCTCGAAGGTCCTTAGCCCACTGCGTCTGCGTCAAGTGCCCGGCGAGGAACTGGTTCGCGAGGTTCTGGAGGTTCGGCGGCATCGCCTTGAGCATCGTGTTCAGGTCCTGCCCGGCGATCTGCGACTGCTTGAACGCCGACTGGATGACCAGCCCGGACTTGCCCATGTGCTGCGTGATCGCCGTCACCAGCTCGTTGATCGTGCCCGTGAGCCCGACCTTGCCCAGATGCGACGCAACGGTCGTAGCGTTGAGGCCCATCTGCCCCATCTCCGCGATCGCCTGGTGCGTCGGGTTCTGGAGCGACTGGATGGTGTTCGCCAGCATCTGCGTTGCGCGGTCTGCGGTCAACCCGTGGGAGGTCATCTCCCCGATGGCACCAGCGACCTGTGGGAAGCTGATGCCGGCCTTCGCAGCGATCGGCAACACAGAACCGAGCGACCCTGCGAACTCTTCCATGGTCGTCTTGGCAGACCCAGCGCCGGTCTTGAGAGCGTTCGTGACCTGGACCGCCTGGCTCGCCGGGATGTGGTAGCTAGCCATGATCGAGGTGACGGCGCTCGTGACCGTTGCGAGGCTTGCGTTCTCCTCGCGTGCGCCTTGCGCGGAAGCACGCAGGATCTTGAGGCTGTCCGCACCACGGTACCCAGCCTTCTCGATCATGTACTCGCCCGCAGCAAGGTTCTGCCACGAAGTCCCGGTCGAGGTGGCGATATCCTGGATCCCCTTGCGGATACCACCCAAAGCCTTCTGTGACTCTCCCGCGGCAGTCACGAGCACGTTAGTAGACTGTTGGAACTCGCCCGCCATGTGGATAGACGCCACACCAATCGCGCCTATACCGAGGACAGTCGCGCCACCAACCTTGGACATCGTCCCGCCGAGGGACGACCAGGTCACCTCGTGCTTCTTGACCTCAGCGTCGACCAGCCCCAGACCGCCGAGGGCACCGGAGACCTCAGACCCGACCTTGACGAACAGCTCCGCAGCGGTCGTCACGACTCCGGCCTCTCCTCTTCCTCAACCGCGGCTAGTGCCACCCACTGCATGAACTCGAACGTCGACAGCGGGCGGCGCTGGCCTGTCAGCAGTTCGTCGACGGTCTTGCCGAGGCTCCGCGCGAGCACGAACACCCCGCGCAGGTCGTAGTCAGTTCTGAAACGTCCTCCGCATCTCTGCGAGGTCCTCATTCCGGAGACCGGACAACTCGAGGATCTTGCGGTTCAAGCGGTCGACGACGAACACGGACTTCTGCGCTAGCTGTCCGAAGTGGTGACGCTCGAACTTGGGCTGGACACACGCCTCGATCAGCATGAGGATCTCGAGCTTGTCGGTGTCGATCTGGCCGCCGACCGTCGCCTCGCGCTTGAGGTCGATGTGTTCTGCCTTCGATAGGCCGCGCAGCGTGACGTTCGACCGCCACTCCGGGACCCAGATCGTCTCCGTCCGGACATCCGGCGCCGCGAGGATCTCGTCGATCGACGCGAACGTGTGGCCATCCAGCGGAGCAGACGGTTGCACAGGGGTGTGCCCGTTCTCCGTCTGCTCCGCCGGGGTGACAGGGGCGGTCTCTGGTGTTGCTTCAGACATCGTTGCTCCCTAGTGCCGTAGGGTGGTGGACTGACCTAGAAGACGCCGCGCGTGACGGCGCCGGAGGCCTTGAAGGTGCCGGTGATCGAGCCAGCACCGTCGGTGCCGGACTTGACCTCGTACTTCGTGAAGTACCCGTTGCCGGAGTACTTGACGTTGCCCGTCGTCGTGCCCTGCGGGCCGTAGATGAACGCGACAAGCGCGCCACCCGCGATGACGGTGTTGATGGCTGCGTCTACTGCCGGGTCGAACAGACCCTCCAGGGGGATCTCGTCGTCGATGAGACCCGGGATGGACGACTTGTGTGACCCTGCGGGCTGCAGAGTCGTCGTGTCGGCCTCGTCGATGGACCGGGAGAGGCCCGTCGACTTGAGGTACGTCGAGATGTCCGTGGCGTTGACGCTGAGCGACGCCTTGGACCCATGTGCGAATGCCACCTGCGGTGCTCCTCTCCTACTTCCGTCCGAAGACGAGGCTGAACGTGACCGAAGGCGTGGTACCAGCGATGGTCCACAGTGCCCTCGTGTAGCGGTTTACGGTCCCAGCGACCGCAACCCGCTGTCCACCGATCGCAGTCGCGGCGGTGAACGTGATGAGGTCGGCCCACGACACGTTGTCGGCCGAGTGTTGGATCTTGGCGGTCAACGACGGCGTGGTACCGGTAATCGTGGTGACCTCCAGGTACCCGACACCTCCGTTCTGGGTTGCACCAGGAACGGCACCGTTGTCGATGGAGCTCGACTGTCCGCTGACGGTTTCCGCCTGCAGGACGTGCTCGACGACTCCGGGTTCCGTCGCGACGTCGGACACGAACGCGAACGATGCCTCGCCCGCGGCGTCGGTACCGGTCTTGACCTCGTACTTGGTCAGCGACCCGCTCTTCATGCGCGCGACGTTTCCGAACCCGTCTCCCTGCGGCAGGTACACGAGCGTAAGCCCGTCCAAGCCAACGCGGGAGTTGAGTGCGTAGTCCGTACCGGTCGTAGCAATGCCACCGGTGGTCCCGTCGAAGAACCCGTCAGCGGATGCCTCACCGGAGAGCAGCCCTGGGATGGACGACTTGTGGGCACCCGCAGGGTTGAACGTGGTCGTGTCGGCCTCGTCGACAGAGAGGGAGTCCGTCATCGACTTGAAGATGGTCGTGATGTCCAGCCCGTCGAGGTACAGTCGCGACTTGCTACCGTGAGCGAACGCCACGCTACTCACCCTCCTTCACGACGTAGCCCTGATCGACCAGCCACTGAGGTAGCGGGTCGGTCACGACGGCGTCCTTCTCCGCACGTCTCTCCTCCGACCCGACCATGTAGTTGATCCCGTCGCAGACCACACGGTAGGAGCCCTGCACGGGTGCGTCACTCGTCGACACGCTCGCGGACGGTGGAACGTACTCGGGAGCGAGCTCGACCTCTACCTCCTCCGGTGGCTCGACCGTCGGTGCCAACTCGACTTCCGGCTCCGGCGGTGCTTCCTGCGGAGCAGCAAGCTCGACCTGCGGTTCGGGTGTGGGCTCGACGACCGGAGCGGGCTCAGCCGCTGGCTGCTCCGCAGGTGCGGCCGCTGGTTGTGCTTCCTGCACCGCAGGGGCGGGAGCTGGTTCGACAGCCTCCGCTAGAGCTGCGGGTGCCGAAGGCTGTTCAGTCACTACTGCACCTCGATCCTGTAGACGCCGCCGTTGTGGTGGTACACCTCGTTGTCTTCCGTCATGGGGAAGTCAACGCCCGTCTCGCGCCGCAGGAGGAGCATCGTGCCCTCGGACAGCGTGAACGTCTGGAGGTTGATCAACGCGAAGATCCGCTCGCCGATGTCCTGAGCTTTCGAAGCGCTGTCATACCCCTGTGCGACGCCCTTGATGGTGTACATGTGGTCCGCGTACCCGTACCCGTTGCCGAGTACGTACGTGTCGGTGAGTGCAGGAGACGAGAACACGACGTACGGGAACGGCGCTTCCTCATCCACCTGGCCGTCCTTCCACACAGACGTTGCAGTCGCGAGCATGTCCGTGAGGGCGGAGTCACCGGTCAGGGCGCTGTACAACATCGCGTCCAACGCGTTCGAGCTCACAGCGACAACACCGCCTCCATCGCCGCGATGAACCGAGGACGGACTTCCTCCGCCGCAGGGATCGCAAACGGGTGCGCGGGGTTACGTGCTGTCCCGAACTCCTGGTACGCGGCGTAGAACACGTTGGTCCCGACGAGCTTGGTCAGCCGCGCGGAGTCGACGACGTGGATCGAGCTCTTGAGGTTGCCGGTGTCCACAGGTGCGCGGTCCTTCATGCCCTGCTCGATCTCGAGGGCAGCCTGTGTCACGACGGCCTCCGCCTTCGCCTCCAGACCTCCGATCAGCTCCGGGAAGCGGTTGAACACGACCTTGACGGCAACGGTCATGCGATCCGCTCCGCCTTGAGGGTGATGCCAACGTCGTAGCTGACCGGGTCCGCGACACCGGTGATGTCGAGCAGCATCTGCGGGGTGCCGTACTTGATCCGGTCGTGCTCCGTGACGGCAGTCCCCTTCGGGATGAGGAACGTCCACTCACGCTTCGCGCGAATGGAGCTCGTCGACTGCTGGATCGTCGGCAGCGCCTGCGGAGGCCACACGATGCAGTTCACAGGTGGCTGGTCCGTTTCCGTCTCTGTCGATCCACCGCGGCCGTTGGGGGTACGTTCCACGTTGACGATGATGCACTGCTGGTCCATGATCGACTCGACGTCTGTAGTCATGGCTGCCAGGTCATCTGCTGAGACGCTCATCGGCCACTCCCGAGCGACGGCATCTGGTCACCACGGCGCGTGCGGATGACGCGTAGGGGCTGCCGCTTGCGGTACTCGCCCTTCAGGTCTCGGATCGCCTTCAGGCGCTGGGAGCGAGACAGAGTCGCGCCGCCCGCGGTAAAGTCCCAACTCTGCTTGCGGAGCTCCGCTTCCCACATGGTCAGCAGGTCCACAGCGGTGGCGTACACGTCGTAGTGCTTGCCGGTGATGTACAGCGGGAACGTCTGGCTGGTCGCAAACACCCAGCGCCCGATCAACCAGTCGGACTCCGACGGAGTCAGGGTATCCCATCCGGGCCCCTGGATCTGTGCGTCCGACTCCCAGAACGGGATCTGCGCGAAGAACTCGAACCAGTAGATGACGCCCTTCTCGGTGCCGTTGGTGCCGTCCCCAAGCGTGTCGGCTTGCATCAACCGCCGCTGGCGAACGTCCAGGCGGTGGACGTCGAGCTTGTCCTGCACCTGCTGATCGGTGAACTGAGGCGTGACACCCTGCGGTGTAGGATCGTTGATCAGGTCACGGACGTACGGAATGAGGTCCGTTAGCATCGAGTCGCGAACCGGCACAGTTCACCTCCCTTCGGGTTGGGGCCGGGCCAGCAGGAGGAGGACCCGGCCCCAGCTCGTTCCGATCCGTCAGCCCTTGGCGAGCTTGACGACGTAAAGCGTCCCCGTGAAGCCGGCCGCGAGGTCGACGTTCACGGTTCCGTCTGCCTGGGCGAACCGAGCGGACGAGAGCGGACCGATCAATGCGCGGCCTCCTGCCGCGACGCTGGTGACCAGGTCACCGAGCAGTGCTTGCGACGCGGGCGGGTAGTTGCCCGCGCGGACCGTCACGTTCTCGGCGCTAGCAGCAGTGTTGTGCGCGACCAGTAGTGCGCGGTCGTCGACACCACCCGCGTCGAGGAACATGCCGTTGGTCGGGTCCGCGTTGGTCCCGGCCGGCTCGGCCACGCCGCCGTCGAACGGCAGATCCGTGACCGCGATGGCGGTACGTGCCATGGTTGCTTTCCCTCCAGAGGGATCGAAGTTTGTCGAACGGGGTCAGAGTCAGCGGGTGGGCGTAGCTACCGGTCCACGCCCACCCCGCTCACTCAGGTCGTGCTGCCCTTGAGGACAGCCAGGGCCTGCGGCCGAACGACCTTCGCACCGTAGAGGTGCAAGCCCTTGACCGCGTCGGCGAAGCGCTGCTCCGGCCGGTACGCGACGACCTTGTTGATCTGGTCGGCGTACGAGATGGCCATCGAGTGCCCGGCCATGATGTTGTACACGTCCTGGCTCGACCCGTTCACGTTGTGCACGAGGTTATTGCTCTTGTACACCGTGAACCCGGACACCTGCCCGATCCGGCCCCGCTGCAGGTTGTCGAGGTTCTGGGGCGTGCCGAAGGACACGAACCGCGCGTCCTTCAGCAGAAGCCCCTCGACCCACGGGGGAACGACGACCCAGCGGCCGTCCTCGGGCACGTTGTTGTCGTCGAGCACGACCGACAGGTCGACCAGACGCTCGTAAGCGCTGGTACCTGTGGTCCCGGACGTGTTCAGCGTCGCCGGCGCAGCGTCCGACGCTACGGTCGACCCGGCGTCCGCGTACATGCCCGCGACATAGGCGTCGGCCACGTTCGCGAGTGCGTACGCAGCCTCCACCATGGCGCCGTCCATGACGCGGATGTTGCTCTGCGCAGCGTCGACGTCGTCGATCTGGAAGTTGAAGAACTTCTGCTGCGAGATGGTAAGGGTTGCCTGCGCGTCCGTGAGGACCTGCGGCGACCCGATGTTGGTGTTCTTGGTGTAGTCACCGACGGTGACTGCACCGATCGAGGTGATGCGGACCGTGTCACCGGCCTGCTGGATGTCACCCTCATAGTCGCGGTTCGCGAGGTTCACGAACACCATCGACTTGTAGAGGTTCACCAGGAGGCGCGCGGACCACACCTCCGGGATGAAGTTGTCGAGTGCCATTGCGGCTGCTCAGCTCCTTCGAGTCATGGCCCGGCGAGGACCTTCTGGACTTCTGGCCAACGCTCGTTGATCTGCTGCGGCGTCATCTTCTTGATGTCGTCACGAGTCAACGCTGCACCTCCGTCGGGCCGCGCACCGTTCGTCGGGCCGCCTGGGTCTGGAGGTGGCGTTGGCGCAGGGGCGCCCTTGAGGTACGCCTTCTGCTCCAGCAGCTCGGTGAGGACCACGTCGATGTTGGTGACGCTGTCACCATCCCACACGACCTTCTGGCACCAGGCCGGATCGGTCTTGATGATGGCGAGAGCGGCTCCAGGATCGACGCAACCTGTCCGGATCGACCCTTCGGCGATCGCTGCCCGCAAGAAGGCGTCCTGCGCCCGCTGCGTCAGCGTCGCTCCGGAGGTCGTCAGCTCCTGAACCTGTTGCTCCAGGCGCTGCTTGTCCGTGAGGTTCGCGTCCTCGAACTCCTTGACCTTGGCCGCCAGGGCGTCTCGCTCCGTCTGGAGCTCGTTCGCCTTGACTCGATGAGCGGCAGCTTCCTGACGGAGCTGCTGAACGTACGCCGCGTCGAAGGTCTTCGGGTCCTGCCCTGGATCCGACGGAGCGGGCGGTTCTGGCGCCGGGGGCTGTGGCGGAGCGGGAGGGTCCGCTGGAGCCGGCGGCTGGGGAGGGTCGCTCGGTGGGTCGGGTAGCGTCATGGTCGCGTCACCGAAGAGGATCCGGTTGACGGCCAGTCGCTGCTGGATCCAGTCGAGCATCGCCTTGGTGGGCACCTGGCCCTGTGCTGTGGTGTTGGCGTCCTGCGCCATTCTGCA